ACAAAGAGGACAAACGGACAAAAATTTTTTTCCGCTTTTTCCGCTTTTTCCGCTTTTTCAAGAGTTATATGGTTTTTTGTATATTTCTGAGAAAACCTTTAAAAAAACGGAAAAACGGAAAAACGGAAAAAGAAAACTTATTCATTAGTTTCTATATTTTCATTATTTTCTTTATAATAACATCCTTCAAATCCACCTTTATATGGCTTATTCAATATATTTTTTCCAAGTCCTCTCAGATCTTTATCATATTTAATTCCAATCCGTTTCATTCCCTCTTTTATAGTTTTATCATCAAAACCGCTCTTTTCCTTTAATATTTCCATTGCTAACCGCCGAGAATCATCGATCACACATTTTTCATTGAACCACATTCTGAATTCGTCATTTTTCAATTTGGTTTCTTGTGCGTCTTTCTGAAACTTTTCGGGTATTTTGGGAAGTCCACTAACAAAGTATTTTGCAGCATACTCGATAACCAGATTGAATATTTCATTATAGTATTCATTTTTAAGTGTATCGCTAAGAGCACAGTCCGCAACAAATAATAATTTTTCAGGGTCTTCTTTTTCCCTCATTCCTGTTCTATCAAAATGAGACCCAAACGAAATCTGTTTATAACGATTATAAACTGCCTCTTCATTTGAATCCACGTTTGGTGTGTGGTTACTTAAAATAAACAGTTTATATAGGATATTTATACTTTCACTTGTCCCAAACATAATTTCATTCTCGATTGTTTTACCATCGGCAACTTCCTTAATTAGAACCGCATTTGTCTTTTTTGTAGAAAATTCATCCAACCAAACAAGTCGTTTACCCTTAGTCATACAGAGTTGTTTATGAACCTTTGTATTCCCGTCTTCTAACATTGAACCCTTTGATTTATAGACATAATGAGGCATAAGAGTATTTAAAACATCAAAAAAGAATGTTTTTCCATTATCGCCTTTTCCATTATCAGTTCCATCAATCATAAAATACAAGGATTTTTCCAATTGAGGCATACCTATAAATGAGTATCCAATAACAGACAAATAATATTCCAAATGTTCGTTGTTGTTATTAAGAATTTTTTTCAAAACTGATTTTACATAATTAATTCTTGATTGCTCAACTGGTTCCCAGTCATATTGAATTGTATCCGTCAAAAAATCATCCCATCGTAACCCTTCTCTGAATGTCTTAGTTTTCAAATCCATAACACCATTTTTAAAAGCCAATATGCCAGGTGTCGTATCTAGTTTCTCTTCAAACAGATCATTTACTAATTGGGCTCGTAAATTTTTAACGCACATTGTTATGTAACCAGACGCATTTATTTTTGTATAATAGCGCAAGTAATCTTTTTGAATTCTAATAAATTTGTCTTTTTCTTCGCCTTCTATACCAATCATCTTTATTGCTAATTGAGCATTTGAATAATCAATATATTTACGTATTTCGCTTATCACATAAAATGTTGGATCTTTAATCTGTTTCCATAATTGAGTTTCGGGAACTAAAACATACCAATTCTCTTTACACAATACGAGTGTTTTCTTTAGTTCTGGTGAAATTATAGTTGAGCATTTATATACATCCTCCAAATCTTGAATAGAAATATATTTTTTTGGATTATATTTTTCACAAATAACTTTATACGTCTTCTCATCGCTCATCTTACAATAGTTATAAAATGTTCCAATCGATATTTTTTCATTTTTATTTGTTTTATTGGTTGATATTTTATCTTTGTTAAATCCTCCCCACACCTTGTCGAATCCATCATCTGAATATTTTTTACTACGCATTGATATTTCCCGTGCTACACTCTCATAATTTTCTGATTCGGAGCGAAGCGACCATACTATATGTATCCAGTCATCATAATCGTCCAAGTATTTCATTTCAATTATATTACCAAGTTCTAATATTTTTTCTGCGTTTTCTGATGATTTATTCGTGAATTTGGTAGAATTATTATGTTTAATCTTTGTTTTTTTTGGTTCTTCAACAGTAGTATCCACGTTTTTCACAATCGCATCTTCATCTCCAAGAGACACAATTGTATCTTTAAATGTTCCCTCTACTAATTTTAGAGGGCGATTTTGATTTTCTTTTGAACAATATACAGAACGTAATTTTCGATTTTTGGAATAAACAGTCAAATCAAAAAAATTATAATCTTTTGTTCCTAGGTATTCCGGCCAGTCTTTAAATTCAGAATTAGTATTCATAAAATCGTTCATTTTCGTCCAAAACAGTTTTTGCTCATGTTTCATCATTTTAATATTTGGTATATGAATATGAATACTATGACACATTTTTCTCTCATCGCCATCCATAAAACTCGGGCTGCTCGCGGTTGCAATCGCAAATCGAGGAACCTCATCCAAGCATACCTTGGTAAGCGCTCGCTTTGCGTAATCAATAAAAATCTGAGTGTTTATTTCAAGATAATCCATCTCACCATAGGCGTGTTTGCTGTCTATATCAGCATAGAGGCAAACCGGTACATCATCGGGGATAACCTCATAACAGCTTTTTAAAGTTTTACAAACACTCTCATATTCATCGGCATCAGCAGCGGTTTCACATTTCGGGGTTTTGGTGATTTTGTCATTAAAAGCATTGATAACGGTTGTGTATTTAATCATTCTTGTATATTATTCCTAAAGATAATAAATTGGAATTTTACGAAATTGCCTAAATTATTTCCTAAAGATTATATACTTAATGGTTTTTCTATAAATATTATCATCTGTTTTTGAAACAAAATTGCTCCCAACAAAAATGTATCCCTGTTGTCGCAAAATCCCCCGCACAATATTCAGGTAATCCCGCTTTACATCGGTCAATGAGGGTTTGAAAGCAGAGATGGAACTCACAGCGAAACACTTTTGGATCTCATTTTTCATCGCCAGTATAGAGGCTTGTTTCTCAACGTTTTCATCCAATTCGCACAGCAGGAATTCGGTTCCAACAATTTCAATAAGTTTTTTACAAAGTTCTTCTCGTTCAACATGGTATTGTTCGGCAAGCTTAATTCTGGGCATTCTTATATATTGTAGAGACAATTCTTTAATTTATTATCGAGACACAATAAATTAATGCTTATAAAATTGAACACTTTTTTTACAAATATTTTAAATCATAAATAAAAACCAAGTAATAATCACAAAATTATAACCACAAACTAAAAGTATAAAATGAGCAGACTATTCAAATTCACAAAAGAAAACTTAGGTGTAAGCGCCGAACAGTTGTTACAAAATCCAGGAATGAATGAGCTCGATATATTTATGAGCGGCCTCGACACCAATGGTGATTCCTTTGAAATAGGGCAAAGAGTTAGAGCCAACTCAATAAAACAAGGCACAATTATATATGTTTCAATAAACGGAAAGATAAGATATAGGTTTGAATCAATTGACGGCGATCAACCTAAAAAAATAAATGGAAAAACCATGATGGATGTCCGTAATATTGAGAAATTGTATATACCGGTTAGGATAAACAATGTACCGGGCATTTCAAAAGGGCAATCTTGGCCATTTCTAAATATTGATCAGATTTCCTATATAGAGGAACAACAACAGCATAATATGGATATTGATGCGAGTCAAGGTGGTGAGCTATCAGACGAAGAATCACAAGGCGATGCGATATCAGACGAAGAATCACAAGGCGACGCGATATCAGACGAAGAATCACAAGGCGACACGCTATCGACCAATGCTATATTGACCAATGCTATATCGACCAATGCTATATCGACCAATGCTATATTGACCAATGCTATATCGACCAATGAATTTCAAGGAAACAACCCTATGATTTATATGGCGGAGCGTATCTGTTTTCAATTAGGAATTGAAGACTGTTCGTATGTCGAGCTAATATATCACGCAAAAGTAATACTTGGAATTCATAACGAGCCAATTTTCACGAATGTCCAATCCAATATCAGAGCCAAAATAACATATATATATAATCAAATTGTATAAACTTGTATAAACTTGTATAAACTTGTATAAACTTGTAATTAGAGCAACGCGTATTTTAAATGTCGACTTTTATTCACTCTTATAAACTTTTAATGTTTTTCTTCGTATGTATTTTTTACCAATCTGTTTATTTTTATCAAATTCATTCATTATAGAAATTACCTCAGCTGCAAGATTTTTATATGCATCCAACAGTCGGCACTGTGGTCAGAAGCGAAGCGGCCAACCGTTGGCGACTACGTCGCTACTGACCATAGTTTCTACCGTCGACCACCTACGATGGTCTTATAAAATTGATTAACAAATATTTATGTTTTTAATAGACAAAAACATAAATAAACTAAAAAATGGACGCACAACATTTACCGATTGTTGATTTTGGAAAAAAACATATAGGCCGACCAATTACAGAATTGTTAGCAGATACAAAATATGTAGAATGGAGAAAACTACAACCAGGTTTCCAACAGAAACCCACACAAATACACAATATGATAGTCAATCAAACTTTAACACCACAAACACAAAATTCAAAAACACCAGAACATAATAAATTACAAAATTTGTTTTTGGATAAAAACAATCAAAAACAATTATTATCCAAGTTATTTAATCTCAATTCAGTTACTGATAGATTAAACGCATTGAATGCGGACGAAGAGTTTAATAAATGTTTTGGAAAAGTTCATATTCCAGAAATAAACAATAAATTAGATAATAGTAAGGTTATATTCGAAGACAAGTTTAATTGGGATGTGGTTATGTATTATACAGATTATCAAGAATTTGAATTTGTATCGGATTTGGAAAATGAATTGGTAGACAAAAAAAAATATAGGGAAAAATATGACCTAGAACAAAAAGAAATAACACAGTCATGCAGTGTGGACATCGTCGGATCCGATGTGAGATCATTCTTCGGGGTTAAAACAACGTCAAAAGCTGCGCCTCTACTTAATAGTAAACCATATTATTCTGATGAAGCAAAATATGACGCAAATTTTAACAAACATTATAGAGAATATCGAACCGGATATTATAAAAAAATGATATCCAAATACATTGATTCCCGAAAATATAGTATAAATAATACTGGAGATCAATATTCAATATGTATTCATATATGTGATTATCAACATAGTTTATGTTGTGAAGTAAAGCCAATATTAGGTGATGATTATTACTCTGTTTTAAGAAAACTTAACAAACAAATTGACAGAACTAATAATGATAAGCGTTTATTTGGGTGTGGTTTTAGTAGTTGGGAAAAAGTATATGTGTTGATTATTGGAACCTTTACATCAGCATCAGCAACCAAAGAACAATTAA